AAGCGGGGGGAGGGGTAATTTAATTCTCATTCAATGCATCTAATAATCCGCTTGTTGATACCCCAAGAGATGCTGCAACTTCTGCCTGAGTGTAACCTCTACTTAACATTGCCCGAGCCTTATTAAGTTTGGTGGGGGAGAATGTGGAAGAAGTTCTTGGTGTTGCATATTGTTTAACTTGATCAAGGGGTGTATTATTTAAAATCTGCATTAAGAAATTATGACTTATTGCACCAGCTTGTATAGCTTCCCATTCCTTTGGCGAGATATCAATGGCTGTCTTTTTTGCATATTTTCTATATCTAGCCTCGGCAAGAGCTCGTGTTTTTACTTTCTTTAACTGATCCTTTGTCATATCTGGATTCTGTGTTTGCTTAGTTCGAATTACATGATTCGCTAAAAGTTGTGCCTGTCGTTCCCTTGGTTTATTTCCTATCGCGATACTTAATTTAGCTTTCAGGGATTCGACTTGTGTGGCATAAGTTTGTTTAGCAGATGGAGAATATTCTAAACGGGGGGTATTAACAAACTGAAGTCGTGCTTTATCACCCATATTTTTCATACCATTCGCATATTCAGCATAAATATCTTCCATTCTGGTTCCGGAACTAAGTTTACGAGCATCATCCTCTTCATACATTTTTGTAGATTTTATTTTCTTATCAATGAGTTTTCCTGTTTTTGGATCAACATACGATTCTGGCGTGGTTTTAAATATCTTTTTTCCTGTTTTTGGATCAATAGAATATTCTGAACTTCGTTTATCAACTCGAATTTCGGATGAGGCACGAGATATAATAGTTGATGCCCCTTTTCGGGATCCACCCTGATATATCTCTTTTAAATCAGAAATATTGTTATCAATATAAGACTGTTTGTAATTTAATCCGTGTTTTTCGGCATCAATAATAACCATTGAATGACGAACAGCCCTTGCAATTTCATCTTGAGAAGCCCCTTTAATGGTCATATCAGTGATTAAATTTGATATTTTTCCCATCTCAGTTTGTTTGCTTGTTTCTGAAAGCCGTTTCATTCCAGGATATTCAGGATATGCCAGTTTCGGATCAAAATCCGCAAGGCCTTTAATTGATGGTGAGGTTTTAACTTGACCCTTCCCATTCGGAATAACAAGAACTGTATCTCCATCAAAGTCGGCCCCAGACAGTTTCTTTGCAACGCTTGGATGAATTACAACCGCATCCATAGCATTTCCAAATATCGATTTCATTCCAGCATCATTATTATTAACGGTTAATTGTGGAATTTCAAAGGTTCCACCATGTGGATGCCGAATCAGAACCACCCGTTCACCATTAACATAATTAGGCGCATATATTTCACTTGCTTTAATATCATTTGATGGAAGAATTACATAATTTCCTTGTCGTGGAAGGGCAGCAGCTTTAAGATCAACCGCGGCCGAATCACATTCATCCGCAAAGGTTTGTAACATTTTTTGTCGAACTGTCGGATTTGTTAGGGCTAAAATTTCATCAAATTCTTCTTGTTTTTGTTTTAAAGCTAAATCAAGTTGTTGTTTTGCTAATGATGGCCGTTGTTTTGATAACATTTGAGAGGAAAGGGTTTTTGACCAAGTTGTCCAATCACCTTCTTCATTCACAATATTTATTGGAGAAAGCTTTTCAGTTCCATCAGTATCAATGTATGTTTTTTGTCTGAATATAGAGCCAAATGGATTATCGGGATCATCTTTAATAGGTTTCATTGCACCCATTTTTCCAACATCTTGACTCTTGTTAGTATTAAATATCACATCAACACCATCAGGCATGTCATCTGAATATATGGCCATTCCTTTTAAAAAATGAGTACCATCAACTCCAATGCGAACTTGTGCATAACTTGCTTCACCTAAGGAAAGATCTGATTTTCCGCGTCGAAGTTCTATAACTCCATCTTTTGCTTCGCCACCATCTTCCCGATAGCGAATACTAATACGATCTGAGGATATAGGAACCGGATTCTTTAAACTTTCCCAGGTTCGACCACCATCTCGTGTCCAATCGGCAATCGTTTGAATTTTATCCTGATTAGCATAAATCTCTTTATAAGTTACATCATCTTTTGTTAAGACTTTTATGGTGGTTGGTTTACCGGTTCCGACTTGAGTAACATTCACATAACTAATTTTATATCCTTCTTTTTGGAGCTCGGCGATGGCTGTATCTAATTTATATTTAGAAACACCGATTTGATTTTCAGCTCCCGCGCCGACATCTAAATATCGTTTATTCTCAATTTGAGCGCGGAGCATATCGGCAGTCCGTTCAGTGATTAAAGCTCGCTCTTGCATAACTGGATCCAGTAGATTTCTAACAGAACTCTCATTAATTCCCATGCGTTCACCAATCGCAACGTTAGAATATCCTTTATCTTTAAGGCGCAATGCTTGCGCTGCATCAGCTTTTCTTTGTTCGGATTTCTCTAACGAAACCTCAGCTCGAAGTTGTGTTGTGGATATCCCCAAACCATCTGCTATCTCTTTTTCACTCATGCCCTTTGCTTTTAACTCTTTGATATGTCCACGCAAAGATCTGTCTCGCTGTTGAGGGTCGTCACCACTACCCCAAGGATATCTTCCTGATCTTCGAGGTGTACCATAATGCTTTAATTCGCTCATATGATTATTCCTCCGCTTTTAATATGTCCTCGATCCTCTGATCGAATTCTTTGATTTTAGCCATAATATACAATATTTCTTCAGCTTCAGGATTATGGACTAGAACCTCATTATACTGATACAAACGCAATTCAATTTCAATATCAGTTGGTTGAATTCCATATTCAAGACAAAATATAGCAGCATAAACCTCAAGTTGTTTAATAGAGGCTTTTGTGGTTCCGGTTTTTAAATCATGAATTCTTAGCATGTTATCTCGAAAACTAATTGCATCGGCCGTTCCAAAACAATGGGGTGAAAAATATAAAACTTTTTCTGGTTCCATTTTATAACCAATACCATCATTAACGAACATATTAAGTGACTTTGCAATTTTTGGCAGTTTTATGCGGTGTCCAATTAAGGAGGCCGCAATCTCATGAACTTCTACACCTTGTTGAACTGCCTGCCATGCTAAATATACCCGCTCGAGTTTATCTCCATCATAATTTACCCAATGATATTTAGATGGAGAAAGAAACGCGTGTATTCCATTAAGTTTTGAGTGATCGTTCCATTTCATCTAAAATCTTCTCCTCGTTTTCTGGAAATACAAATGCTGCATAAGCCATTTGACCATATTTACTAACATAATAATCTTGATTTGGGCGATGAGGAGCATCTTTATCACGTTTTGTTTCTAACATAGCCCAATGATTATTATATAAAACTAACACATCGGGGATTGCTTGAATATAATGAGGATCATTGAGAATTACCTCTGCCCCTGGTAAACGTGTTTTAATCCGTTTTATCAAACCGGTTCTGTATTTACTTTCATTCATGATAACCTTTCTTTGCCAAAAAGGACACAAAAATATACCATAAGTAATGGCATATTTCCTTCTCCTCTATTATAGGCAATGTTTTTAATGCGAACTTAAAGAGCAGTAAATCGATTTTCATTAAACTTTTTTTTCGTTTTCAATGCTTTATCAATTGCCAAATCAATAATGGATTTACTCATTAATTTGTAATAATATAAATCTGTAAACGGTGTATCTAATCGATCAATTCGGCCAGCAGCCTGAGTCATAATACGATACGAGTAATTTTGTGAAAAGAAGACTATTGTGTCGGTTTCGGTACAATTCCAACCTTCAGCTCCAGCCATATATTGAACAAAATATAACCATGAATCTGCAGATGGAACTAGATCGTGTTTGTGACCATTCCATTCACCACTAACAATATTATTTTTTTTCGCAAAATCTCTAAGAGTATCTAACTCATAATTAAAATTATAAAAAACAATTAACTTGTGATGTCTGGTCCAAAGTGATTTAAGTTTGTCTAACCGGTCTGGATCAGAGTTTGCTAACTTCCGTAATAAATAGCACAGCTTTGAAATGTCACGAATTGGTTCGTTATCATAAATATCCCAGCGATTTGTCATCAGAATCTTTTGTTGAGTTTCATCAAAATTACAAAATATAGTCTCATAATGAGATACCGTGTTGCGAATAAAGTGCATCTGAATGGTTACTAAATCCCGTAAATGAATTAATTTCGAAACTTGTAAATATCTTTCAACTTTGGGAAATTTGCTAAAACGACTATAGACTACGTGATTTCTAATAAAATCTGTTCTATTTTTATAAAAACCATTAGCAATAAATACAGGAATTAGGTCCATCCAAGTATCGGCGGGAGTCGCACTTAATAAAATCCATTGATTTTTTTTAGTAATTTTTAAAAAAGATTTTA